ATAAATTTTTTTCCAAGCTTCATAAAAAGGATCATCACCTTCTGCTAATCTTTTTCTAAACATAGAAGCAACACCACCCATGTTATATTCCTCAGACCATTTTTTTGCTATCTCTGGTTCGTTAGCAAATAAATATCTTCTTTGTTTTTCTGATTTAAATGGCATTAGCACTTCCATTTTCTTAAAGATTTATTTATTCTTGAATTTGGATCGTTAGCTGTTTTTTTAGATGTTAATTTTTTTTTTCATCCCACGCATCCTTGCGCAGAAACTTTTTTTTCTTGATCCACCCTCGGGTTGGGGAGCTTTTAGATTTGATCCTGGATTAGCTTTGTTGTAGCTATCTCGTCCCTTTTGATTCAGTCCTCCAGATTCTGACTTACCTTCTTTTCTAGTCCAAGCTGGTGAGCCTCCTCTTTTAAACTGCTGTCTAACAGCACCCATTCCACGAGTAGTTATCATTATGCCTTCTTAGCCGTTTTAGCACTTTGAACAAATGCTTTTTTTGTTGGTGCACCTTTAGCTCCAGGTTTTCTCATTTTTTCTCCACTGCCTGCGGCGATTCTTTTACGCTTAGCGTGAATGTTATCATATAAGCCACGTTGTTTTGCCATATTTATCTCCTTGGTCCTTTCAAGATTCTTACATCTTGTTGTTTCATTTTATCATTTTTTATTTTAGCTCTATTGGACATTTTCTGTTTTTCAATAGAAGTCGCTGCTCTTAAAACAGCAAGATCTTCTTGCTGTTCCATTTTATCTTCCTGAAGATTTTGGTTCATAAGAACTTTCATCTTATCTAGGTTGATTCTGTTTTCATCTTCTTTTTGTTTTCTCATATTGTCTTGTGCCTTAAGATCAAGCTCTCTTGCTCGTAATTTAACTAACGGATCGTTGCCAAGAATACCCATTACTTGTTTTTGTTCCTTAACAAAGTCTTCAGTCATCTCTGCAATCAAAACAGCCTTACGAGATTCAATTTCTAACTCTAATTCTTGTTGTTCTTGTTGCATTTGTTGTTGCAATTGTGGATTTTGTTCTAATTCCATTTGCATTTGTGGGTTTTGTTGCATTTGCATTTGTAATTCTTGTAATCTAGCAATTTTATCTCTAAATTCTAGTTGAACTTGCTCATCTGACATCAAATTTATGTGTTCAAAAATGTTTTTTTCCAAAGCAGCCATAATTACTGGATTATTTTGTGCCATTGGCGTTCCCATAAACGCTAAATGCGCAGTAATGTGCGCTTGATGGTCTTGACCAGTAAAAGCTTGGAAAGGTTTGCCACCTAAAGCATCAATATGCTCTAATGCAGGGTTTTTTGGAGCAGGTTTTGGTGGTGGTGGTAAGATCTGATCTATATTTTTAACACCAATTGCTACATACATATCTCTATAGGCTTCATAAAGATTGTGAATCTGTGGATTTGACTGTGCAAGTTGTAATTCTGTTTGTGCAATAGATACTCTTTGCGTTGAAGAAAATATATTTGGGTCTGCAATAGGTAAAATATCAATTCGTTCATCAAAATCTGTTTGTTTGACTTGATTATTTCCACCAACAACATCGTATGGATATACAGGTGGTAGGTAAGTTGCAAAAACATTCGACAAAAGAGTAAACTCTGTTTTCATACTAGCATACAATCTTTTGTGTATCGCTGACATGACTCTTGAACCACGTTCTAAAAGAGCTACAGTTGTTCCAACAGCGGCCTGCTGGTTCCCATCACCAACTTGCATGTCAGCAATTGATGCGAATCTCTGTCCTGCATCTACACAAATTCCCATCAACTGTAATAAAGTTGCTGAAGGTTCTTTGTAAGGCAGCATCATAAAAGCGTCTTTAATGTTTCCACCTGGTGCATCGACATCTCGAAACTCACCAGGTTGAAGTGATTGGGCATCGTTGTTTACACGAATACCTCTTTGTTTAAATCCTGCTGGTAAATTGGAGAGTGTACCAGCATCAATCAATTGTCTAAGAGCAGATGTGGCTGCTCTTGTTAGACCACCGATCATATGGATTAATCCAAAACCATAAAAACCTAAACCTGGCAAAAATTTAAAATGCACAAAGTATTGAGTTTTATTTTTTCTTGGATCATCTACTTTATAGTTTCGTCTAATAGATAAAACTTTTCTTGTACCATTATCGACTGTTACGATGTAAGGAAGTTTAATACCTGTTGGCATTCCATCCTGTCCTCTGTCTTCAAAGCCTTCAAGATCTAGATCGACATGGCATTCAATCAATGTATACATTCTATCATTCTTTTGATAGCCATTCATTGTTGTGCCTTCTAGTTCTCGTTCTTTTTTCTTAACTTCAGATTCTTCTGCGTAAGGTGCAACTAATTCTATATCTCTATAAAATCCATTAACCATTTGTTTACGCAAATCATTTTCTGAAATTTTTAATACATGACAAATCGCTTCCGCATCTTCTAATGAGGTAGCAGAATACGGAACGACTAAGTCATCTGCAGGAACAAACTTTGATACAGCTCGTCCCAGTAAATCGTCATAATAAACTTTTTTAAATGTTGAACCTGCTAATGGTAAATAAAATAACATTTGATCAAACTCTGGCTCATACTCTTTCATTACATTCATAATTTCGTAATTCATAAAGTTAGAGACTCTTGTCGCTTGATTCTCTTTTTCTGGTGTAGAGACTCCAAGTATCTGAGTTCTAATCGGACCATCAGCTGGTAATAATTCTTTGTATGCTTGTGCTTGAAACTGTGTAACAGCTTCTGCTAAAACTGGATGCGTTGCACCACTTGCTCCTTGGAATGGTTGTGTACGTTGTTCAAACTGAAAACCTAACAGATCTAAACCTTTTGCATATGATCTTTCCCATTCTCTTCTTGATTCTTTGTAGTCAGTATAATTTTGATATAATTCAGATCCTAGAGGCTCGAGGATAGAATCAGGCAACAAAGCAGCTAAGTTAGCGTAATGATTGTCGGTATCTTCTGGAGCTTCTGCACCTGGTTCAAAATTAATATCTACTGACCCATCTTCGTTCTCAATAATTTCTGTGTTGTTAGGATTTGGTACAGACTCTTGAATTTCTGCTTGTACTTCCATTTGTTCCTGTTCAGAAGGAACAGTTATATTTTGTCTTACATTCGGTAAGCTTTTATCTACGTCTGCCATTTATTTTCTCCAATCTTTCTTGTTTATCTTGTTTTGGTTCTTTAATCAAGCCTCTAGGGTCTGGCCCCTTCAATGGCGGGATTGCTTTCCATTTTACATGTTTCATATTTTTTACTAGTGTTGGATTTTTCATTAGTAATATTCTTTTACAGTTATTTGTTTTATAGGATCTTTGTAATCTTCTGGGTGATTTAAAAATCCGCCTTGTCTAAATCTTAGCACAGCTTGAGTAGTACTATCAACTAAGTCGTCATTATCTCCATAAGGAAACGATGCACATTCTTCTATAACTTCTTGAGCAAATTGTAAATGAGTAGGTGCCCAAATTTGACCACTCTCAAAGAGAGGGGCAACAGCGTTGACTCTAGCATGTTTGTCGTTTCCACGAGACGGAGTAAAATTAACTACAGGTATACCCATATTTCTTAACTCATATGTTAATGGCAATCCAGCAGCTTTAGCTTCAATTAAGACTGTTTCAGGTTCCCAGTATTTATATAACTTTAATGCTTCTCGTCTAAGTTCTGGAAATTCAAATCTTTCTTTGACAGCATCTAATAAAATCATTTGATGTGGTGAGTCTTCGTTTTCTCTAAAAATTCCCCATGTCGTTATCGCACTAAAGTCAGCAGATTCTTTTTTTAAATATGCAGTATCGTAAGATTGTATAACATGATCACAATGAGGTATGCCTCGATCTTCTGGCCATACTTTCCACCAATCTCTTTTAATTAAAGCCCCTTCTTCTGAAGTTGGGTTTTGCATATACTGTGCATTCCATTTAGGTAATGCAACAGAAGCTTTAACACTTAGTAATTGTTCAACCTCCCAATATTCTGGCCACACAGGTTGACCACTTGGAAGTATTGCTGGAAACTCTACAACTTCCCATTGATCTGCTTTAGGTTCTTTTTGTGCAGCTTGTAACATTCCTGTTAAATCTTTTGTGTTCCATCTTGTCATAACAAGTACAATCATTCCGCCAGGTTGCAAACGTTGTCTAGGACCAGACGTATACCATTCGTAAGCACGCTCTAAAGATTTAGCATTCATAGCATCTTGTTCCGAGTGTGGATCATCAATGATAAGTAAATCTGCACCACGACCTGTAACGGCACCTTCAACACCAACTGCAAAATATTCTCCGCCTTGTGCTGTTTCCCAGCGACCGGCTGCTTTACTATCTTCTTGTAGTCTAGTTGGAAAAACTTCTTTGTATTCTTCACTGTCCATTAAATGTTTAGCCTTACGACCAAACCTTACAGCAAGTTCAGCTGTGTGAGTTGCTTGAATTATTTTTAATTTTGGTCTGTTACCA